GCTATAGTTGCCGCCTTTTATGGCAAGGAAGCCTACACAAAAGGGAAGGAAAATAAATAATGATGAGTTTAGTAAGTAATTTGATAGGGCCTGTTAGTGGGCTACTAGACAAAGTTATTGAGGACAAAGATCAAAAGGCCAAGTTAGCCCATGAGATCGCCACAATGTCCGACAATCATGCCCAGCAGGCGCTAATGGGGCAGTTAGAAATAAACAAAGCCGAAGCTGCATCGGGTTCTTTATTCAAAGGTGGATGGCGACCGTTCATAGGTTGGGTATGTGGCGTTGCTTTTGCATATCACTTTGTCTTACAGCCATTGATTGTGTTTGGTGTAACTGCCGCTGGAGTTGACATACCAGCGCTACCAGAGTTTGACATGGGTAGCTTGATGACTGTTATGATGGGTATGCTCGGTTTGGGCGGACTCCGTAGCTACGAAAAGAAACAAGGAATTACAAAATGAGTGACTCTTTAAAACTACTGCAAGAAAGATGTGGGGTTACGCCCGACGGAGGCTTCGGACCAAATACGGCTCGTGCTGTTGTATCTCACTACGAGTTGTCTCCTGAACATGGGGCGCACCTACTGGGGCAAGCTGCTCACGAAAGCGGCGGATTTAGACTTTGCCGAGAAAACCTAAACTACGGTTGGGAAGCTCTTATGCGGACTTGGCCTAGCAGGTTTACGGAAGAGGAAGCTAAAGAGTACGAAAGACAGCCAAGTAAGATCGCAGGTAAAGTATATTTACGAGAATCACTTGGAAACCTCACGGAGCAAGATGCTAAAGATTTTATCGGTCGAGGATTTTTACAATTAACCGGTAAGGCAAATTACCGCTCTTTCTCTAGTGATATGGGTTTACCCGAAGTAATGACTGACCCTGATCTAGCGGCTACAGATTACGCTTTTGAAACTGCTTTATGGTTTTTTAAGAAGAATAAACTTTTTAACATCGCTGACGAAGGCGTAACAGATGACACCATTAAACGTATTAGTAAACGTGTGAATGGCGGGTATCACGGACTAGATGATCGTATGGAGCAAACTAAAAAAATATACGATTGGCTTAGTGCTTCTTAATTAATCGCATAAATATACAGATAGTCCTAGCATATCTCATATAAGTTGTGCTAGGATAATATAGTACATTATTCGATAATATAAGAGGTGGGAATGGATGAGATTTATGTGGCCGAGGCTGTTTTTCGTATCTTGAGAGAAAGACGGCAAGGGGTTACGGATTTGATGATCTACGGAAATGTCAAATCAATGGAGCAATATCGTGAGCTTATGGGCAACATGGAGTGTCTAAATCACGTGGAACAGGAACTCAAGGGCCTGCTAGATAAACAGGAGCGATCCAATGACTAAACAGTCTACTAAAATTGATTTGTCCGCCGCCGCCGAAGGTGTGGCTGCTATTACAGAGGCAAATGCAAAAGCTGAAAAAGCTAATCTTGCCGACGCTTACGTCGAAAACCCCCGTTTAAACCCAGAAGCATTAGACGCAAGTCTTCTGGAAAGAATGCCTGCCCCTACTGGATGGCGTATTCTCATCTTACCTTATCAGGGTAAGGCAAAGACTGCTGGTGGTATATTTATCCCCAACGAAGTCCAAGAGAAAAGTCAAATATCCACACAGGTAGGTTATGTCCTAAAAGTCGGTCCTCTTGCTTACAAGGACCGTGACAAATTCCCTGAAGGCGCGTGGTGCGAGGAGAAGCAGTGGGTATTATTTGCCCGCTATGCTGGCTCACGCCTACAAATCGATGGGGGAGAAGTCCGCATTCTCAATGACGATGAGATACTTGCGACTATTTTGGACCCTGAAGACATACAGCATTTATAAACGAGGTAAGATATGGCTGATAATGAAGAAAACCAAGTCGAATTAGACGTTGGTGAAAACCAAGAAACTGAAATCGAGGTTGAACAGGAAGAAACATCCGCGTCGGAAGACAGCGGATCGGAGGATCAATTTGCTAAAGCAGAGACATCCACTCAAAAAAGGATCGACCGTTTAACCAAAAAAATGCGTGAAGCCGAGAGGCGTGAGCAAGAAGCGGTTAAGTACGCTCAAGCTGTTCAAACCGAGTCTCAAACGTTAAAGCAAAGAATGACCAGTTTGGACACGAACTACGTCAACGAGTACACTAACCGCGTTAATACTCAGATGGAACAAGCTGAAAGCTCTCTTGCCCGCGCAATAGAGATAGGGGATAGTAAGGCGACTGTTGAAGCGCAACGCACCCTTACAAATCTAGCTATTCAGCAAGACCGTGCAAATCAAGCAAAAGCGCAACAAGATCGAGCGCAACAGCAACAACAGGCCGCGGCAGAGCATCAATCCAGACAACCTATGCCGGCTCAAGCCCCTAAACGTCCAGACCCCAAAGCTGAGACTTGGGCTATGAAAAATAGCTGGTTTGGTCAAGATGAGGCCATGACTTACGCGGCCTTTGGTATACATAAAAAGCTCGTAGAAGAAGAAGGGTTTGACCCCACGAGCGATGACTACTATACTGAACTTGACCGTCGCATTTCGAGTAAGTTCGTAAATGCCGGAAATTCCGCGAACAAACGGCCCGCTCAGACGGTTGTTGGCGCATCAAGAACATCAACTGGGCGCAGTGGGAAAAAGGTTCGTCTCACCCCGAGCCAAGTCGCAATAGCGAAGAAATTGGGTGTGCCGCTAGAAGAATATGCGAAATACGTGAAGGAGTAATAAAATGACTGATGAAAACAATCAAAAAAGTGGTTCGGCAATCAACCGTACTTCTCGCGCTAACCAAACCCGGGAGAAACAGGCTGTTCGTAAGCCTTGGGCTCCACCGTCTATGCTAGACGCACCACCTGCCCCTGATGGATTTAAGCATCGTTGGATACGCGCCGAAACGCGTGGCTTTGATGATACGAAGAACATTAGTGCAAAAATGAGGGAAGGTTGGGAACTTGTTCGTAAGGATGAATACCCTGACTTTGAATCCCCTGTCGTTGAATCAGGTAAACATGAAGGTGTGTTTGGAGTTGGCGGACTGCTTCTCGCTCGTATTCCGGTCGAAACAATTGCAGAACGAACTGAATATTTCTCAAAAAGAAATATGGATCAGATGCAAGCTGTCGATCACGACATGATGCGTGAGAATGCACATTCAACCATGACGATCGCTAAACCTGATCGTCAATCTCGTGTAACCTTCGGTGGCCCCAAGAAATAGGGCTACCTCAATAGGAGTAATATCTTATGGCAAATTCTAATACTGCCTATGGTCTTCGTCCTATCGGGCTAGTTGGCGCTGCGGCTAATACTACTGGCGTAACCCAGTATGAAATCGCTTCCAACAACACAAATGCTATCTTTCAATACTCTATCTGCGTTCCTACGAGCGCTGGTGTTATTGATCAAGCAGGTGCTACTAATGGTGGTACTACGCAAGCATTAGGTGTCCTGATGGGCGTTGAGTACGTTGATTCGGTTTCAAAGAAACCAGTCTTCATTAATTACTGGCCCGGTTCCGGATCAGTAAGTGTTGATACAAACCACCCTGTAAAGGCGTTTGTAGCAGATAACCCAAATCAGTTATTCAAAGTAGCGTCTGACGCGACATTGACTAACCGTGCAACGGCTCTTGCGCATGTATTTGCAAACGCGTCGTTAGGAACATCTGCACGCACAGGTTCTACTGATACAGGTAGTTCCAATTCCGCTTTGGGCGTTTCTACAATTGCGGCAACGGCTACTTTGCCATTGCGTATTGTGGGCATCATGGATGACGCAGGAAACAGTGACTACGCAGCCGCTGGTATCCCGTTAATTGTCCGTTTAAACGCTCATTACAATGCACCAACCAGCCGTTTTGATTCGCAGACTACCGCGACATCAACTGGTCTATAAGGAGGGCTTAATAAATGGCTATTTCTCGCGCACAATTAGCGAAAGAGCTAGAACCCGGCCTTAACGCCTTGTTCGGCCTTGAATACAATCGTTACGAAAACGAACATGGTGAAATCTTTGAAGAAGAAAGCTCAGATCGAGCATTCGAAGAAGAAGTCATGCTCGGTGGTTTTTCAACTGCACCAGTTAAAAGCGAGGGCGGTGCCCTTACTTATGACGATGCACAAGAAACATATACTGCTCGTTACACTCACGAAACTATTGCGTTGGCGTTTTCGATCACTGAGGAGGCTGTCGAAGACAACCTTTATGATCGTTTAGCATCTCGCTACACTAAAGCTCTGGCTCGTTCTATGGCTCAGACAAAGCAAATCAAAGCGGCTTCTATCTTGAACAATGCGTTCACGGCAGGTGCTTCTGCGATCGGCGACGGTGCAGCGCTTTGTTCAGCGGCACACCCATCACTTTCTGGTAATCAGACTAACGTCTTGGCAGTTGCTGCCGACCTTAACGAAACTTCGTTAGAGCAGATGTTGATTGATATTGCTGGTTTAACTGATGAGCGTGGTCTAAAGATTGCTGTACGTGGTATGAAATTGATTATCCCAAAAGAACTGCAATTCATTGCAGAGCGGGTTATCAACTCAAACCTACGTTCAGGCACTGCTGACAACGACAACAATGCGATGAAAAACATGGGTATGATTCCAGAGGGAGCGGTTGTAAACCACTTCTTAACAGACTCAGACGCATTCTTCATCAAAACTGATGCACCAAATGGTTTCAAATACTTCAACCGTTCGCCAATTAAAACGGCAATGGAAGGAGACTTTGACACGGGTAACATGCGCTTTAAAGCGCGTGAGCGTTATTCTTTCGGTGTATCCGATTGGCGTAGCGTTTACGGAACACCCGGCGCAGCATAAGAACGGAATCCTCATTCTGTCTTACGAAAGAGGCCTTGCGAAAGGCCTCTTTCTTTTTGTTTTATTTTGGTCTATAGTTTTTCTAGGGCAACATATTAGCTTTGTAGACAGGTACCCGCCCTCCTGACGTTGCATAGACTACAAGGCGAATCCTTATGCAAAGGGTATAGAAATGGCATCGACTACATTTTCAGGTCCAGTGACTTCAACTGCTGGCTTTATCGGCGACATCGTCGTCCCAACTTACACAGTAGCAAACGCACCTTCAGCTTCAGCCGCTGGCGCAGGTACTGTTGTATTTGTTTCAAATGGCGCAGGCGGTTCTGCAATCTTGGCTTTCTCTGACGGAACAAACTGGAAGCGTTCTGACACAGGCGGCACAATAGCAGCGTCATAAGAGGTGATCTATGAGTAGATTTGCACCTCCCACCGAAGAAGAACTAGCGGCTCGAGGAATCAAGCCCGCTCAAGTTCGCGCTCGTAATAAAAACGGAACTCTCAAAGCAGATGATCCCTCCACTCCTGATATTAATGAGGCGTGGGAGGATGCCCCTGTAAAGAAAAAACGCGGGCGTCCCGCGAAAGCAAAGGAATAAATCATGGCAGGTTCTGATGTAAGAACAAAAAGATTGACCGCAACAGGGTCTGCGGCTGTAGGTCCTGCGCGTATTAGACAAATTCAGGTAAAAACCACTACAGGTAGCCCTCGTCTTACATTCACAGACGGCAATGGTGGCACAACTGTTTTGGACATGGATTTAGATGCGTCAGACACTCATTCGGTAAATATTCCAGACGAGGGTATGCGTGTAAGTGATATTTATATATCAACTTTTACTGCATGTACTTCGGTAACTGTATTTTACAGCTAAAGGAGCGCAGTCATGGCAGGGTCTGACATACGAGCAAAAACTTTAACATCCAGCGGCGTAGTTTCTGAGGGTCCCGCTAGATTAGTTGCAGTTCATTACATGGGCCACACCTCTACAGGCGTTATTGCGTTTAAAAACGGGGGTTCTGGTGGAACAACCGTTTTTACGTTACACGTAAAATCTAATGACTCTGGTGATTTAACCATACCTGAAGAAGGGGTTAAGTTTGATGCTGGTATATATGTTGATTTTACAAATGTTACTAGCGCGGCATTTTTTTACAAGTGAGGATTCATGGCAACAACTAAAAATGTAACTAGAACCCCGTCGGGTCGCATAAAGTATAGGGGTGAAACTTTTGCAGGGTACAATAAGCCAAAGAGAACACCCGGAAAATCAAAGAAAAGTGCGGTTTTGGCCAAAAAAGGCTCTGAAATTAAACTTGTTCGGTTTGGGGACCAAAAAATGTCCATCAAAAAAGATCAACCGGGACGTAGAAAAAACTTTAGAGCGCGTCACTCGTGTGACACCGCAAAAGATAAATTTAGTGCCAGATACTGGTCTTGCAAAGCGTGGTAACGAAAAAATGAAGGTCGTAGATGTTCTAAGTAAACTAGAAAAACATGAAGCGGAGTGTAATCTTCGTTATCAACGTATTGAAGAAAAGCTAACTGAAAACAAAAGTGCTTTAAAAGCGTTTGATGTGAAACTTTGGGGTCTAGCTGTTTTAATTTTAATTGCACCTTTTGTAGGAAAGTTAATGGGGTAGAACTATGTCTTATTCGCGTAAATCAAAGAAATCCGCGCCAAAAAGTAAAGGGAGTAAGATTTGCCCCAAAGGAAAAGCTTGGGCGGAACGCACTTTTGACACGTATCCAAGCGCGTATGCGAATATGGCGGCCTCAAAATATTGTAAAGACCCTAATTACGCTAAGAAGAGTAAAGGGAAAAAGTAATAATGGGAAAATTAAAGGACTGGGTAAATGAAGATTGGGTCAGAATTGATAGCCAAGGTAACATTGCAGGTAAGTGCGGTACTTCTAAAAATAAAAAGAACCCTGACCGATGTTTGCCTCGGGCTAAAGCGGAAAGTCTCAGCAAGTCTGAAAGGGCTTCGACTGCGCGCAAAAAAAAGCGTGAAGGTTCTAAAGGTAAGCAAGTGGTTTCCAACACAAAGGCGGCCAAAGTGAGAAAAATGAGGCTCGGTGGAGAAGTAACAAAGCCTAAACGAAAATTTAACGGCAAATCCGTCCCCGGAACAGCCGTGGCTCGTGGGTGCGGTGCAATTATGAGCGAAAGACGAAAAAGAACCAAGGGATCGGTTACACAATCATGACTATAGCTTTAGAGGGTAGCATTCAAAAAGAAATTAGGCGTTGGTCTAAAGAGGTGTTGGAAATACCCAGCCCTCACTTTAATGGCGTTCCTCCTTGTCCTTATGCTCGCCAAGCGTGGGCGGAAGATAAGGTAGCTATCTTATTTAAACATGAAGAAAACTACCAAAGTTTGTATTCTTGTATATCTCAATTTGACGACAAATTTGAATTAGCTATATTAGCGGACCTGTCTAACGATAAGCCCCCGGAAGCTTTTCACGAGTATTTAGATGACTTAAACGAATTTATTTCTACTGGGGCGTTTATCGACAAAGACATCTGGTTAATGGGCTTTCATCCAGATGATGAACAAAACGAATTTGTGGAAGAAACAGAGTTTGAAGCAGAGACGGACACGCCTTATGCTATGATTTTTATACAAAGATTGTCTAAATTGCAGGAATCGGCAGACAAGTTGGACAAAAAGGGTTATTATGGTATTTATGATCCTGAGTACAATGCACTCGAAATCTACGAAAAACGTAAAAAATTTTACAGGAGATTAAAAAATGGCGATGAAACCTCGTAAAGTAAAGAAAATGCGCAAAGGCGGCATGGTTAAAAAAATGCGTAGCGGCGGCATGGTTAAAAAAATGCGCGGCGGCGGCATGGTTAAGAAAATGCGTCGAGGCGGAGCAGTAAAGAAGAAGTAAAATGACAGTTTCTGGAAGCAAAGATTTTGAACTAGACGTTGCTGACTACGTTGAAGAAGCGTTTGAGCGTTGCGGACTAGAGGTGCGCACCGGTTACGACCTTAAAACGGCTAAAAGGTCTTTAAATCTTATGCTTGCAGATTGGGCTAACCGCGGATTGAACCAATGGACAATCAAGCAACGCACCATTACTACTGTAGCTGGAGATGGAGATTATGATCTATCTAAAGATGTAATAGACATACTTTCGGTTGTTGTGAAACGCAACGGCACTGATTATTCTCTACAACGGTTAAGCCGAGATGGCTTTTTAAGTATCCCGAATAAATCTACTCAAAGCCGCGTCAATCAGTTTTTCTTAGATCGGCAGGTCACGCCTGTTTTGAAGCTGTGGCCCGTACCAGACAACGGCACTGATGTAATTTATTACGATGCACTTACTCGCATGGATGATGCGGACATTTACACCAACACAATGGACATGCCTTTCAGGTTTTACCCTTGTCTAGCCGCGGGTTTAGCGTATTATATAGCATTAAAACGCGCACCCAACCGTATTCAGCTACTCAAATCAGTGTATGAAGAAGAGTTTGATCGTGCGGCAACCGAAGATCGAGACCGATCTTCTTTTAACGTCGTACCAAAATACGACAATTACAGGGTGGGGTAATGTCTAAGTTCGCATCTGGTAAAAATTCATGGGCTATATCTGACCGTTCTGGGCAACGATACAAGTATCGTTTAATGCGCCGGGAATGGAATGGTCTTCTTGTCGGCCCTGACGAGTTTGAACCTAAACATCCGCAACTTGGTCCTTTTAGAAAAGTTGTGGACCCAGAAGCGTTGCAAAACGCACGACCCGATCGAATAGAGCCTATGGATGTTTATGTTGGACTTCCTTTAATTGAAAACCCTAACTTACGCCCTGCTACAGGGTTTGGACAAGTTGGAATAGTGACGGTGGTGACATGAGCTTTACATATGCGCAACTAAAACAAGCTGTTCAGGATTACACGGAAAACGATGAAACAACGTTTGTAAGTAATTTACCCTTATTTATTCGTCAAGCAGAAGAACGTATTCTTAAAAACGTGCAGTTAAGTTTTTTTAAAAAAAATGTTACCGGCGGAATGACGGCTTCAAACAAGTATTTAGCCTGTCCTAGCGATTATTTGGCACCTTTTGCCCTTTCTTTTGTAGATTCTGACGGAGATCACGTATTTTTAGACTTTAAAGACGTGGATTTTGTACAATCTTTTAATCCAGATGCCTCGACTACAGGAAAACCACGATACTACGCTGTTTTTGACGTGGATAACTTTATTTTGGGTCCAACCCCGAATAGTGCATACGCTGTAGAGTTACATTACTTTTATCGTCCGGCCAGCCTAACCTCGGGAGCAGACAGTGGTACGACTTGGTTGAGTGAAAACGCTGAAATGGCGTTACTTTACGGAGCTTTAATGGAAGCATACATATTTATGAAAGGTGAAGCGGACGTTATGGCCGTTTACGAAAAACGGTTTACAGAAGCAATCAGCGGCATGAAAATGTTCGGTGAGTCTAAAGAAGTTACCGACGAATATCGAACCGGCATGTTAATTAGGCCGAAACAATGAAATCTGAACTTGTAACACATAAGGAGACATAGGCATGGCCTTTTCAGGAAATTTCATGTGTACAAGCTTCAAGAAAGAAATTCTTGAGGCCGTGCATAACTTTAAAAACTCAGGTGGAAGCACTTTTAAAATTGCTCTCTACACAAATAGTGCGTCGTTTAACGCGGCAACCACCGCTTATACCACGTCTAACGAGGTATCTGGAACGGGATACACCGCGGGCGGAAACACCTTAACGCGGGTTGATCCAACAACGTCTGGAACTACAGCTTTAACTGATTTTGCAGACACCACTTGGTCGTCTTCAACTATCACGGCTCGTGGAGCTATGATTTATAATGATTCCGCTTCAGGTAATCCGGCAGTTGTTATCTTAGACTTTGGTGCTGATAAAACATCAACGAATGGTGACTTTACAGTAGTATTCCCAACGGCAGATGCTTCTAACGCCATCATACGCATTGCGTAAGAGGTAAAATCCGATGTCAGTGATTACGGGATGGGGTCGAGGGTCATGGTCTGAAGGACCGTGGGGCGTGGCTATTCCGGTTACGGTCACGGGCGTTGCGGGTACAGGCGTTTCGGGCTCTGTTACTGTCATTGCAGAAGCCAATGTTCCGGTTACAGGGTTGCAGTCGGCGGGTTCAGTAGGGTCCGTTCTTGTTACCGCGGATGCTAATTCGGTTGTGACGGGCGTTTCGGCCACAGGCTCTCCGGGGTCTGTAACGGTAATCGAAGGCACAGGCGTTACCATTAATGTGTCAGGGCTTGCGGCCACAGGTTCTCCGGGCGCAAGCACTGTAATAGGCACAGCGGTAGTTAACGCGACAGGGGTCGAGGGTACGGGTCAAGTTAACGGTGTAACCGTTACGGCTGACGCAATAACCCCCGTTACCGGACTAGAGGCTGTATCGTCTATGGGATCGGTTACGGTCACCGCAGATGCCTCAGTTTTACCCACGGGATTAACGGCGACAGGTGGTGTAGGCTCTGTAGACGTCGGTATTTTTGTCACGGTACCCGTAACGGCGCCAAACTCTGCTTTAGGGCAGGTAGGAGGTGTGGAAACACAAATCCACGTAAATGTTAATGTAACCGGAGTTTCGGCCACTGGGTCTGTATCGGGAGCTTTAGTTTACGGAACTATTGTCCCGGATCAAAATCCGGGTTATACTAATGAAACCCCAAGTCAAGAGCCTGCGTGGTCAGAGAGCATACCGTCTCAAAACGCTAGTTGGACGCGGATAGCAGCGTAAGGATATAAAAGATGCCTAGTACATATACAGTAAACCTCGGGATCGAGAAGCCAGCCACGGGCGAACAGTCGGGCACATGGGGCGATACCACTAACGTCAACTTCGACATTTTAGACCAAGCTATTAACGGCGCGGCCCGGGTCACGCTTACCTCTGCGGGGTCTTCGGGGTCACCAAACACCTTGGCTATCACAAATGGCGCTACTTCCGATGGGCGCAACAAATGGGTTGAGTTTTATAGTTCGGGCGATCTTGGTGGCAATGTTTTTGTTCAATTAGACCCCAACGATGCTGAAAAGATTGTGTTTGTAAGAAACAGTTTAGGCGGCAGTCAATCGGTAATTCTATTTCAAGGCACCTATGATGCGGGCCGAGATTTAGAAATTCCGGCTGGAATGGACATGGTGGTTAAGTTTGATGGCGGTGGAGCGACCGCTACCACGACCAATGTTTTTCAACAGCTTCGCACGGAGGCCTTAAACATTGCGGGAGACGGCGCGACTGTTACAGGCATTAAAGACGAAGACAACATGGCGTCAAATAGCGCTACAAAACTCGCTACACAACAGTCAATCAAGGCGTATGTAGATAGTCAGGTTGGCACTGTTGACACACTTGCCGAGATTCTTGCTAACGGCAACACGACTGGCGGTACTGACCTTGCGGTATCTACAGGCGACGACATTACATTTGCGGACTCTTCAAAAGCCCTATTCGGTGCTGGGTCTGACCTTCAGATTTACCATGATGGGTCTAATAGTTATATTCAAGATACTGGCACAGGAGGCCTATATTTAAAGGCTAATGCTGATTTTTATGTGCAGTCTCAAGGAACAGATGAAACATTTATTCAAGCCGCATCAAATGCCTTTGTTAAGTTGTTCTACAATGGCTCAGAAAAACTAGCCACAACATCAACAGGTATAGACGTTACAGGTACAGCCGTAACAGACGGCCTTACAGTTGCAGGTAATGTTTCAGTAGATGGCGGCACAATCAAGCTAGACGGAAACTATCCTGTTGGTACAGACAATGTGGCGTTGGGTAATACTGCGTTAGATAGCTTAACTTCTGGTAGTAACAACGTAGCTATAGGTTCAAGTGCAGGTACTGCGATTACTACAGGTGCAGGGAACACGGCATTAGGTTATAATGCAGGTGATGCCCTCACTGATGCTGACTATAACGTGGCAATAGGAAGAAGTGCGCTAACGTCCGACACTTTAGGTAGTAGGTCGGTTGCTGTGGGTTATCAAGCATTAGCGTTTCAAAACTTTACATCTGCTACAGATACTTACAACACCGCAGTTGGGCATTTAGCAGGTAATGCAGTAACAACAGGCATAAACAACACCCTCATTGGTGGTAAGTCTGGAGATGCACTTACAGATGGAGATTATAACGTAGCAGTAGGATCATCAGCGTTAGGCTCTGATACAAGAGGTAACTTTAGTACAGCTATAGGGCATGCCGCACTTAACTCTCAAAATACTACAAATGATACTGATATGTACAACACAGCCGTAGGGTATTATGCAGGTCTCTTAGTAACCACAGGCACAAACAACACCCTAATAGGTGGGCTTTCTGGTGATGCAATTACGACAGGTGGGTCAAACACTTCCGTTGGTGCATATGCTATGACTACTTTAACAACAGGAAGTCACAACGTAGCAGTAGGTACTAGCGCATTAGATGTTACGACTACAGGCTCAAGCAACGTAGCCGTTGGACGTGACGCACTAGGCGCAAACACCACCGCAAGTTACAACACTGCGGTTGGCTATCAGTCTCTTTATACTAATACTACTGGTAGTGTAAATACAGCCATTGGTAATGGAGCTTTGTACCTAAACACTACAGGAACAAGCAATATTTCTGTAGGCTCAAACTCTTTAGCTGATAATACTACTGGCGGTAACAATGTAGCTGTTGGTAGAGATGCTTTAGGTAACAACACCACCGCAAGCGAAAACACAGCCGTTGGGTATCAAGCTGGGTATCAAAATACTACTGGTACTAGAAACACGTCTTTGGGTTATCACGCACTATTCAATACCACTACATCAAATGATAACGTTGCTATTGGGCAAGCCTCTTTATACACAAATACTACTGGTGCAAATAATGTTGCAGTAGGGCGACATGCTCTTGTCAACAACACCACCGGAAATAACAACACGGCAGTTGGGTTTCAAACGGCCTTTAATAATACTACAGGGGGTGTTACTGCATTTGGGCAAAAGGCTTTGTATGGAAATACAACAGGTTACGATAACACGGCTGTTGGCTTGCAAGCTCTTTTGGCTAATACTACTGGTAATCTTAACACCGCTTTGGGGCATACTGCTCTTGCCTCCAATACTACTGGAGGTTCCAATACGGCAGTGGGGAGAACTGCTTTATTCAACAACACCACCGCATCCAACAACGTAGCTGTTGGTTATCAGTCAGTGTATAATAATACTGTTGGTTACTCTCAAACAGCAGTAGGCTATCTTGCGTTACAATCTGTGGTTAGTTCAAATCGCAACACAGCCGTTGGTACTCAAGCTGGACGCCATGCAACGGGGTTCTACAATACTTTTCTCGGTGCAGAAGCAGGGTTAGGCGTTTCTGGAAGTACAACTGGCAACTCTAATATTGCTATCGGCGTTCAAGCACTCGACGCCATTACAAGCGGTTCTACTAATATTGCTATAGGCTCTTGGACAGGAGGCTCTAATGCGGCGTTAAGTTCAAATACAACGGGTGCTAGTAATGTAGCACTCGGTTCAGAAGCCTTAGGGGATAATACCACAGGCTCTAGCAACACGGCACTTGGTCGTGGCGCTTTACTCTCAAACACCACCGCAAGCAACAACACAGCGGTTGGGTATCAAGCTGGGTATAATAACACTACAGGTACATATAATACTGTTTTAGGTTATCAAGCCTTACACACAAGCTCTACCGCAAATTACCTTACTGCTGTAGGTTATCAGGCTGGGCATAGTAATTCTTCTGGTCAATTTAACACAGCTTTGGGGTGGAAAGCCGCTTACAGTGGTACATCAGGTAATGATAACACCGCTTTAGGTCATAACTCTATGCCTAATGCTACTACAGCAAGCAGTACCGTATCTATAGGTGCTGACGCATGTAGATTTTTAACCACTGGATTATATAACGTATCTGTAGGAGTGAATGCACTACGTTCAAACACCACCGCAAGCTACAACACAGCAATCGGTAGGGAGGCAATGTATGCAAATACTACGGGTACGGAAAGTGTAGCTGTTGGACACAGGGCTTTGACCTCACAAACTACAGGTAGAAATACTGCGGTAGGTTTTAATGCTGGTCAAGATATGACTACAGGTACATCTAACACATTTATAGGGCAAGAGACTGGTGAAAACACTACTACAGGCGGTACAAATGTAGCAGTTGGTACTCAAGCCCTTCGTTCAAACATCACCGCTTCCAACAACACAGCCGTTGGGCATCAATCCCTTTATGCTAATACAGGTATAGATAACTCTGCACTTGGTTATCAATCATTATGGGCTAATACAACAGGTGTAGACAATAGTGCCTTTGGTCGATCTGCACTTGCTTTAAATACTACAGGACGTGATAATAATGCTTTTGGGTATACTGCACTATACGCTAATACAACAGGTAACTATAATGTAGCTTTAGGTAAAGAAGCACTACGTTTTAACACCACCGCATCCAGCAACACGGCGGTTGGGTATCAGGCAGGGTATAATAATACTACTGGAACATATAACACCTTTGTTGGTAAAGACGCAGGTCTTAGTAATACCACAGGTTCAAGTAGCAGCTTCTTTGGCGAGTATTCTGGAAGGGCATCAACGGGTAACAGTAACACATTTTATGGGCAGCAGTCAGGACACCTTGTAACAACAGGTCAAAAGAACACCATCCTTGGACGCTACACAGGCAACCAAGGCGGCCTAGACATCCGCACCTCAAGCAACCACATTGTGCTGTCTGATGGGGATGGTAATCCTAGGGTTGTTGTAGATAGTAGTGGCAACATGGGCGTTGGAACAGGTGACCCACAAGAGTTAATTCACGCAGCGAGTGGAAGCACTTCAGCGGCAATAAGAGCTAGTGGTGAGGGTAATAATAATAGAAAAGTTGAGATCGGGTATCATGCTACCTCTGGGCCTTATATAAAAGCAGGTAGTAGTGGCGTAACCAAACTACAATTTTATGTAGACAATACTTCTTTAGCAGGGGAGTTTAGGTCAAATGGAGATTTTTATACTAATGATGGAACTGTTCACAGTTTATCTGATAGTAGAGTAAAGAAAGATATTGCTGACTTAACAGATGGTTTAGATTTAGTTAAACAGTTAAGACCTCGTACTTTTAAGTTTAATGGTAAAGCTACTACACTAGATGACAACAGAACTAGATATGGATTTGTTGCTGATGAGGTTATGGCTGTAGCAAGTCAATATGTTTCACTAGATACTCAAACAATAGACGATGTTGAAGTTGATGACTTCAAGTCACTTTCTACAACAAAAATGATACCAATGTTAGTCAAAGCAATACAAGAATTATCAGCAAAGAACGATGCACTAGAAGCACGTATCGCAACCCTAGAAGGATAAAACAATGGATGAATTAACAACAGAACAAATCGCACAGAATTACTCAGCAATGGGTGACTCAGTTGCACTTATCAATGACGTGATAGCAGGTAATGCTATGGCAGATGATGATGCAGAAGATCGACAAGACTGTGTGGATCGTAATACTCAGCACCTAGAACTAATGGTTGCTAAAGATTACTGGACAGACGAAAGTATGACAGCGGCTAATGCGGCTATCACAGCAGGGAACGGATACACCGCTTCCTAAATTAACCTTAACCAAAGGAGACTAAAATGGGAAAAAATGAAAAGACCCCAATTACAGTCAACGATAAAGAATACATTATCGAAGACATGACAGACGGGCAAAAGGCTTTGCTTAATCACGTTAATGATCTAGGGCGTAAAATGGACAATGCTCGATTTAACTTAGATCAACTTGCCGTAGGTCGTGACGCTTTTGTTGCACGTTTGGCTGACTCTCTGGAGAACCCAGAAGAAGCTGAAGAAACACCTGAATAGATAAGGCTATGAAATGGCATTTACCAAGTTACAGTTTCGTCCCGGAGTAAATAGGGAAACCACCTCCTACACCAATGAGGGGGGTTGGTTTGACTGTGACATGGTACGTTTTCGTTTTGGCACTCCTGAAAAAATGGGCGGATGGGAAAAGTATTCAGGCAAAAGCTTTTTAGGCACTTGTCGGGCGCTCAAACCATTTGTCGCTTTAGATGGAACAAGCTATTTAGGTGTAGGAACGCACCTTAAATACTACATAAACGAAGGGGGTGGATATAACGATATTACCCCTATTCGAGTAACAACTGCCGCGGGGGACGTTACGTTCTCCGCGGCAAACGGCTCTTCAGTGCTTACCGTAACTGATACAAACCACGGGGCGGCTGACAACGATTTTGTTACGTTTTCAGGTGCCGCAACGTTAGGCGGAAATGTAACCGCGGCTGTTTTAAACCAAGAATACCAAATTTTTAATGTGGTAAACGCTAATACTTATGAAATTAAAGCTAGAGAAGTGGCGACGGTCAGTGAAATTACAGTTGACGGTAATTATTCTCCCACATTAGTCGTGGCCAGTGGATCGGATAGTGGTAACGGTGGTTCTAGCGTCGTGGGTAAATATCAAATTACAGTGGGTTTGGACACCACCGTGGCAGGAACAGGCTGGGGTGCGGGTACATGGGCTCGCGGAACGTGGGGCTCGGGCGCTACTTTAACTGCGGTTGGAGATACGCTCCGTATTTGGAGCCACGATAACTTTGGCGAAGACTTAATCATTAATGTTCGCAACGGCGGCATTTATTATTGGGATAAATCCACCAGTTCTGCGCCATTTTTACCCGCGGTCGAGCTTTCTAGCCTTGCAGGCGCGGACGCTACAACCCCCACTATTGCAAAACAAGTTATGATTTCGGATCGAGATCGACACGTTATTGTGTTTGGATGTGATTCCGAGACAAATATAGGCGTTCAAGACCCTCTTTTGATCCGTTTTTCAGACCAAGAAAACCCTCTTACGTGGTCGGCGCAAGCAACCAACACGGCCGGTGATCTAAGGATCGGGACAGGCTCTGAAATAATCACGGCCCTCGAAACACGCCAACAAATCTTGGTGTTTACCGATAAATCGCTTCACGCGATGCAGTATTTAGGGCCTCCCTTCACTTTTGGTATCAACCTTATTTCTGAAAATATTACAATTGCTAGTCCTTTGTCTGCCGTTGCGGTGGACGATATGGTATTTTGGATGGGTGAAGAAGAATTTTACATGTATGGCGGGGGTGTTCAAAAGCTCCCATGCTCAGTAAGGGCATATGTGTTTGAAGATTTTAACACGCAACAACAAGAAAAAGTTACGGCCTCGATTAATTCTTCTTATTCAGAAGTATGGTGGTTTTACCCTTCGGCTAATTCCGATACCGTGGATCGGTACGTTGTGTACAACTATCAGGAAAAAGTTTGGTATTATGGTCAGTTATCACGTACAGCGTGGATTGATCGTGGTATTGCGCAGTACCCAATCTCTGCTTCTACCGATGGATACCTATATTTTCATGAGTTTGGCGTAGATGACGGAAGTGTTAATCCGCCCGCGGCAATCAATGCGTATATAGAAAGCAGTCAAATGTCGATGGGATCGGGAGACAACTTTGTCTTACTAAGCAAAATGATACCAGATGTTACGTTTTCAACATCTACGTCTCCTTCCCCTGTAGTTGATTTTACTTTTGAAACACGTAATTTTCCGGGGGCTAACTACCACACGGTAAGTACAAATAACATTGCTCGCACATCTACCGTTCCAATTGAACAATTTACAAACCAAGTTAATTTGCGATTACGGGGACGATCTTTTGCATTTAAGATAGCCTCCGATGACACTGGAGTGGGATGGCGTTTGGGTACGCCTCGAATTGACGTAAGACCGGATGGGCGCAGATGAGTAGAGGTCTAGTTCTTCCTTTTTTTCCGGTAGCTCCAACTGACTACAATCAGGCTTACCAAATGGAAATAATGCGATCTTTTTCAGTGTTCTTAGGTCAAATAAACAATCCGGGACCTTGGCAGGCCTCGGCCTTAACTCTGCCTAATTTGCAGACAGACAACTATAATCTACCTTTAGGAGGCGTATTTCAGTATGGCGACGAGCTTCGTATTACTGTTGAAAATAAGCCTTATTTGCGAGGTTCAACAGCATCGGGGGCCGTGGGTAATGTCGCGGTAACAATAACATGACGACTGAAACAATAATTATAATGTCCGACGGCTCAAAATGGCGTCCTGCCACTAGCCGAGAGGTGGTAAAATGTGTTACATGTGATAATGAGGTAGATACCCCTGAAGAGATTGCTTCTTATCCAGACGGTAATTGCCCTAATTGCGGTTCTGTATGGACTGGAGAAGAAAATAGAAGTACAATGATTCAGGTAACTATGCCTGACAGTATCACAGGTGGAGCGGGATAATGGCAACAGCGGCAAAAAAAATCGACACAATGGACGTTCCTGAAGGTGGGATTGCAGACTTTGTAATGTCAGACAAAGACGCGGACGAAGTTTACGGACCTGATGATGACGGAACAGAAGAGTTTGGCGATGAAGGTATTGCACAGTTCCCAGCCTTAACCAAAAAGATGGCGGCTATGGGGCGCGAGGGCGATGATACAATGGCTCACGTACAAACCGGTGAATTAGTTATTCCCGCGGCATTCATCGAAGAAAACCCTGAAATGAAAGAAACGATCTTTGCGTTCCTAGAACAACAAGGTGTAGAAGACCCCGAACGCTACGTTGTGGGTTCTAAGGCCAACAGCATTAACCCCGACACGGGCGCGGCCGAGTTTTTCTTTAAGAAAATTAAAAAGGCTTTTAAGAAAGTAGTTAGTGGCGTCAAAAAAGTAGTTAAAAAAGTAGTTAAAGTAGTCAAAAAGATTGCTCCAATAGTTCTGCCTATGGTTTTGGCGATGACGCCTCTTGGGGCTATTTATGGGGCCGCTTTAGGCTCTGGTATTGGAACGCTCATTCAAGGCGGTTCAATAAAAGATGCCCTTAAATCTGCTGTCATTGCAGGTGTTACAGGCGGCGCTATGAAAGGCGTTGGTAACGTTATGTCGGGTAGTGGTACCTTTATGAGCGGGTTTACCGATTCTTTGGCAAACCCAGCGGCTCGTTTTGGACAAACAATATCCGGCGCTAAAACTACTTTTGGTAATGTTTTTGGCGGAGAAGCCGCGAAAGCCGCAAACGCTGGTAAACAAACGTTGTTTTCTAACTTTGATCCTACGGCCGTTGAAGGCTACCAACCTCCTGAAGTTTCTTCTGCTACTAATGCTGGAACAAATTCATCTGAAATTTTAAAAACTGCGGATTCTTCTACTTTAGGTACCGATCAACAAATTGCGGCAGACAAAATAAACACTTATGAAGCCCCTAAATTTGGTGAGAGCGTTAAAGACGCCTTTACTCCGGGCGGTAAAGGGTTTGGGGAGTCTATGCAAAACGCCTTCATGCCAAATGCAGGCGCGCCAACAGCGACTGACTTCTTAACAGCACAGGGCACCAGTAATGCTCTAGCCAGTGGGGCACAACGAACAGCCGCTAATGAAGCCGCCAAGAGTTTAGGCGCAGGCCTTATGCGTACATACGGCCCTGCGGCCGCACTCGGAACTGCATCTTTTGCGGCAATGGGGGGCTTTGAAAAACCACCTCAAGAAGACCCCGGACTTGTTGATCGCAATGAAGACGGAAGTGTAACTACCGGCACAGATTTAGTAAATGCTGATCCAAATCAATATATGATCAAAGACCTTGGAAACCGTGTTTTAGACCCTGAAACTGGTCAGTATATTAGTAGAGCCGAGGCTGAACGCAGAGCGGCGGAAGCTTCTCAAAGCGGATTAGCCAGTTTAAGTACATATCAAGCTCCCGAATTGACTACATCCCCTGTCGCACCCGCACAACAACAACTTGCGGGCCTTGATCCAAACGCCTATTTCCTACAGGGAAGCGCTCCAAGCGGTGTCTTTGCTAGACCTTTTGTGGGTCAAACCTTGGCTGACGGCGGTCAAGTATTCCCTCGTAGAAACGGCGGAATTATGCCGGATGAAGGCATTCCTAATCAAGACAGTGTTCGTGCCATGCTTATGCCCGGAGAGTTTGTAATGACTACCGACGCAGTAAAAGGTTTAGGTAACGGAAGTATGAACCAAGGTATAAAAAACATGTATTCAGTAATGCGTAACCTTGAAAATCGTGGAAGGGCAACAGCGTAATGGTCGAAACAACAGAACAGATAGTCCGCGAAGCCCCCGATATTGAAGCCTACAAAATTGGGCTGTTAAAATCCGCTAAAGCACTTTCTGACGAAGGCGTAGAAATACCGCCGCAAATGGTTGCGGAGATGAGCAACCTACAAATCCAAGCGGGTGAACTTGCACAAGCAGGAATTGGAGGGTATCAGCCTTACTTAACTGAGGCGGGGTACACTCTTGGTGATGCTCAAACCGCTATTGGCGGGGTTATGGCGGGCGCTCAACCTTTTCAAAGAGATGCCGCTGAATACATGCGCGCTGGCGCAGATGCTGTGCCGGGACAGGTCAGCGCGGCGCAACAAGGCATTGCTAACGCTATTGGAGCCGGACAGGTTGCAACCGATACCGCTACTTTAGGGCTTGGAACGGCCGCTGATACCGCAAGATTAGCGGCAGGACAGTCTGTTGCAGACCAATTAGCCGGATATGACGCTATTCCGGGACAAGTTAGCGCGGCACAACAAGGTATGAGCGGTGCCGCCGGCACAGCAGGTCAGGTTGCTCGTGATACCAGACTCGGAGGTGCAAACGTTCAAGGTACTTTGGCGGGTCAATTAGGACAATCCGTAGATCAAGGGCGCACAATTGCCGCCGGTGGAGCCCAAGCTTTAGGTGCCGCCGCAGGTATGGGCGCACAAAGCGCCGCAGACGCCGGACTAGGGGCTCGTTTAGGCGCCGCAGGTACAGCTTCGGGGTTAGGGGCTGCTTCTGATGCAGCGCGGATCGCGGCGCAACAAGCCGGTGTGGGTGGTATTGGCGCGTATGAAAGCGCGGTGGCGGGAAGTCAACAAGCCGTACAAGGTGCCCGAGGTATTACTGGTGAAGCCGCTTCAGCTTTACAGCAAGCGGGCGCATTAGGAACACAATCGGCACAACAAGGAATTGCCGCTTTAGGCGGAACAACAGGGGCTTTTGACCCCAATTCTACTGGCGCATTTATGAACCAGTATGAGGATGCGGCCGTTCAACAAGCTTTATCAGACATTCAACGCCAAGGTGACATCGCGGCTCAAAGCCAGCGGGCACAAGCTATTGGCGCAGGCGCTTTTGGTGGATCACGTCAAGGTGTACAAGAAGCCGAAATGGCAAGAAACGTTTTGGAACAACAAGGCAGAACTGCCGCAGGAATGCGTCAAGCAGGCTTTGAGAGTGCGGCGCAAAGAGCGCAAGCGGCATATGAGGCACAACAAGGACGAGGCCAGCAAGCGGCTCAACTTACCGGTGCCCTCGGCGCACAAGGCGCACAAGCAGGAACGCAAGCGGCAACTTCAGCGGCTCAACTGGGGCTTTCTGCCGAGCAATTGGCGGCCGCGCAAGCGGGTCAGCTAGGTCAGCTAGGTTTGTCTGCACAAACTGCGGCGGGTCAGCAAGGTATGGCCGCAGAACAACTTGCCTCGCAAAACTTAGGCACGGCGGGTCAATTAGGTCAATCTGCCGAACAGTTGGCGGGTCAATTGGGTATGTCAGCGGCACAACTACAAGGTCAGACCGCAGGTCAGGCCGCGCAATTAGGTATGTCGGCCGAGCAGATGGCTTCGGCAAACGCTCAAGCCTTGGCTCAAACAGGCATGAGCTTACAACAACTTTCTGCACAAACCGGAATGAACGCGGCTCAATTAGCGGGTCAGATGGCCGGTCAACAGGGTCAATTAGGCTTGCAGGGCGCGCAAGCGCAAGCGGGTATTGCCGCGCAAGCCGGTCAAACCGCGCTTGCAGGAGAACAGTTTGCCGGTCAAATGGCCGCGCAACAAGGACAACTTGGTCAAGCGCAAGCAAACATGGGAATGCAAGGTGCGCAAGCGGCAGGCGGTTTAGGACTACAAGGTTCAGAGTTACAAGGCCGGTTGGGCGAAGGTCTTGGTGGGCTTGGCGCACAATATGGACAATTGGGCTTGGCACAAGGCGATGCACTTAGTAATCTAGGTATAAAACAAGCATCTCTTGGTGAGTTAGGTCAAAACATGGGTCAAAAAGAAACTGGGTTCTTGTTCGATATAGGAAAACAATATCAAGCGCAAAACCAAGCCGAATTGGAAGCTAAACGGCAAACAGAATTACAACAAGCATACGAACCATATCAACGGGTCTCGTTTTTGTCAGATATTTATAAGGGCGCTCCGTCGTCTCAACAAAGTATATCGGCAACTACGGCACCTTCAGTATCGCCCGCTCAAAGTATTTTGGGACTTGGCGTAGCAGGTCTGTCGGCTTACGGCGGCGCAAAACAAGCGGGGTTATTTTAAATGATGGATAGAGGCGTAATGAGCCGACAAATGTTTGCTAATGGTGGACAAGTACGTCGGATGCAAGCAGGTGGGTCACCGATGATGCCGGCCGCACCACAACAAACAATGGCACCTCCGGAAATAGAAAGCATGGCGCAAGCCTCTGATATGGCAAACCAAGCAGGGCTTGATCCCGCCATTTTAGAACAAATGTTGGGTCAGGCCGCAGGAAACTTTCAAGGTATAGATGCCGCCGCTGAGAATGAAGATTACGAGGGTGTAATCAACTCCATCCGCGGCGATCAGATGCCTTTGCAAGAGCGCCGGATGGAATTAGCGGAGATGGTCGGAGAGGAAGATGCTCAACGTACACCAGACTCTGTGCTAACTTTGGTTCAACCCGTGATGCAAATGGCGGCGGTTGACGAAGGCATAGGGAGCTTGGCTCCTGAAGCAATGGATACTCCTATACAAGGAAACATGGCCGGAGGCATCATGTCTACAGTAGATATGGGTGCCGAGGAGGCACCTGTTCCTGTAAATTTTAATCAAGGCGGCGCGGTCCAGTATATGGCTCCGGGTGGTGTCGCCGGTACCCCAAACCCACGGGCGTTAGAACTTTTTGAGCAAGATAAGGCTTTATATAACCAACTATTAGGTAGTGACGATCAACAAGCGGCTTACGACGAACAGAAAAGAATGACTCAAGCCCAAATGTTATTTGACATTGCACAAGGGGCCTTGGCTTTTGCTACTCCCGGTGATCGTCAAATGAGCCCTGCTGAACGTTTGGCAGAAGTAGCTCAACCTGTGTTAGGTAACATCGGCGCACGGTCAGGCGAATTATTGAAATTTAAACAAGGGCAGGATTCTGAAAAACGAGCGCTTGATCTAGCCGCGTTGCAGTCCTCTCAAACTAAATTAGGCGTAGAAACGCAAGCGGCAATTGATGCCGAGGCGGCATCCGCTCTGGCACAATCTAAGTTGGTAGAGCAAAACGCAAAACGCGCTCAAGAGTTACTACTTCAAGGCAACAAATTTTCTTTCGAAAAGAAACAAAATGAAACCGAGCAAGTTTATGCTTTACGTTTAGCTAACGACTTGGCGGAGAGCAAACTTGTTCTTGAGAATTTAAAAGGCGATCTCACCTCTGAACAAATTGAACTTCGTAGTGAATTAGAAGCTAAAGCGGCAAGACTGTCTGAAGCTCACGATCTTGTTATTCAAAGCAACAAATTTGACTTTACAACAAAAGAACGTCTGTCTTCGCAAGACTTCAAGTCTGAGTTGCAAAATGCAATTGATTCGGCGAAAGCTTCTCGTCAGGCGCTTGGCTTTGCTAACGATGCAAAAACTATTGCGCAACGTGGTGAATTGGATAAAGAGTTAGCCGCGCTAAGAAGTGAACTTCGTATCACAGAAAAAGCCGTTGATTTAGATAATACTTTAGAAATAGCGGGCGTGAAAAACGGCTATGAGTTGGCTCAAATGGACAAAGGTCATGGCTTTAATGTTGCCTTGGCTGACCATAAAGGCACAATTGCCGCGGCGGCGGCACAAAATCAACAACTTGCAACAGCGGCTGAAAACGCCCTTGATAGAGCGGCTCGCGAAGGTCTTCAAATTAATGCGCAAAACTTTAAACAATTGCTACAAGATGACATGCAAGAGTTTACAGGTAGTGAAGCAGAAAAAGATCGTTTACTTACGCAACTACAAAACGAAGTAATGAACACACTTAAAGAGCGCGGCCTTGATATATCACAAGGCAACCTTGATCTAGCAACGCTTACACAAGCCGCTAGTGAGAGTTTAGCTCTGCGTAAACAAGCGTTTGAAGAGGCTGAAGCTAAAGCCGATAGACTTGCTCCATCATTGAAAGTAATCAATGACGATTTAGTTCTATTTAATCCTGCGGATAACTCAGCAACTTCTGTATTTAAAGCGGAAGGTGCGCCTACTAAACCTATCTTTAAGGTTATTCGTGATATGAACAATCAAACCACTCGCGTGGTAGATGTTACCACTGCTCCGGGACTTGCGGCAGTGGAAGCGGCTAACCAAGCAAACGTAGGCGGTACACAAATGTTTACTGTTTCCAACATGGGAGCGGATTCTGCGCCTACGGCCAAAGCTTTTGCAATCCAAGGTTTAGGAAACGTACTAAGCTACGATGGGGGACGAACATACTTAGATGCTTCGGGTCAATCCGTAAGTATGCCTACCACTGGTGTTAACCCACTAAGTGATACTATTGCTTACGACATTGCGGCTAAACAACGAATTGCTCTAACAGCGGGTAAAGACCTAGACCTAATGGACGAGCAGTTGGGCATCATTTCCAAAGGTGGAACCCGCGAAAATCCTACGTCTCTTTCATCGGAAGAAGCCGGATTAATGCGCGATGCAATGGCCTCGGCTCGTGGTGGTACAGGTCCATATGCTGGATTTGCAGTATTCTTAGATAACGTGTTTGGTGGTTTCGTCCCTGCGGCTCGACAAAGATACCAAGACACTCAAGCAAATAGACAGTTCTTGCGCGGTTTAACCATCTTGGGGCGGTCTGCGTTAGTGGTTAACCCAAGGTTCCCAGTAGCTGAGATGGAAAAAGTGGGGGCATTGTTCCCTAATCCAGATACTTTCTTTGGCAACCCTGAAACAGAAGCTAACAAACTTGTAGAAATGAAAGCTTTAGCTATTCAACAAAAACGTGCTAACTTACAAGCGTTAAACGACGGTATTCAGGATGATAAAACGCGGCAGGCAGTTCAAGCAAACAACTTTGAAATCAATCGTTTGTTAGGAATGTTGGCTACAGTCCCAAGTAGTGTTGGAGGAAACGTAGACAGTGATACCTTAGAAGGTTTACGAAGCTTTATTCAAAATCAACAGAAATAGGAGGCTAAATCAATGGAACCAGAAATTGTAACTGCTGATAGTAGTGGCCCAAATTATACTCCTGTAGTTTTTGACAAACCTCAGTTTGATGCTTACGTGCAAGGTTTTTCAGCGGAGGGTCAAGACTCTTCAAAAATAATAGCCGAAATGCTTGCGGAAGAAGTTTTAGGTACAGGCTCTTACGACGGGCTAGTAAGTGGACAATCAACATTGTTTGACACTTTTGAACCTTTAAGAGGCAAGCCAAGTGCGCAAAGAGCTTTAACAAACAATCAAATTATAAGCTTACTTGCAGTTGATACAGAAGGTAATCCTATTGAGGCGGGTACTTTCCTAGAAGGTTTTAAAAGAGAGGTTGCACCGTCAGCCACCGCTTTTGGCGGATTTATGACAGGAATAAAAGCTGGTTCTAAGGTTCCTATTGTTCATCCTATAGCAAAAGGCGCTTTTGTCTTAGGCTCGGGTATTGTGGGCTCTTTAGCCGGTTATAAAGGTGGCGAGTTGTTAACGGATGAGCTTATAGGAAAAGAAAGCCCTATGCTTCCCGGACAAACTTCTGCTTACGAATCTGGTAAAACTGCGGCTGGCGCATTAGCTTGGTTACCTTTTCCATTTATGATCTCTAAAAATGTAGGCGTTGGCACTGCTGAATTTATAAAAAACTTAGCCGACAGAGGCCTTAGTCCTAGTAGAAGCACACGTTTGCTACAAGGCGCACAAAATCTGTTAAGTAAAACAGGAACCGCGGCTCGCGGGGCTCCTACCGTTTTTCTTGCGGGAGAAACAATTGCAGCAGGCGGTCAAACGTTAGGTGCAGGTTTTTCTGAAGAATACTTTCAAGGCGACCCTTTGGCGCGTATCTTATTTGAAACAGTAGGAGGCGTAGGTACAACCGTTGCTGGTAGCCCTTTACTGCCTGCTCTAAAAAATAAAGACAAAATTTTAACGGCTATGAGAAACGTTAAGACCACATATAAACAAGGTGGTGCTAATGCTGTTTTGTCACCACTGAAGAATGCACGACAGAGAAGAGCCGTTGAGACTATTATTGATATTATAGAAAAAGAAGGCGAAAACGTAGAAGAAGTTATTGCACGTTTGGCCGGAGATGATTTAGGGGAACTTCTCGTTGGAGAAGATGGAAAGCCTATCGCATTAACTGCCGGAAATAAAGGTGGGTCGGCCGCCCTTTTGTCTATTGAAGCATCGTTAGAACAATTGGGTAGCGGTTTATCCGCTGAACGAACAGCCGGATCAAAGGCTTCTATTAAAGCACTTAGAAAAGCGATTTTTAAACTGGCTCAGAGTGGAGACCAAGACGCTTTACAAACCGCCGCTGATCTAGCTGAAGGCGTGTTTAGTGCGCAATTAAATGAACGCATGGCGTTTGCAACAGATAACGTACTCAAAGCTTTTGATACAGTTTCAGGGGACGGCAGTAGTAACATACAACTTTCTGAAAAGTTATTTGACGTGATTACAAATCAATTGGGTCAAGCGCGGGGAAAAGAAAAAGCTTTGTGGTCAGCCGTACCTGACATCGATCTCACTTCTTTTACTGATGCCGCCGGAGAAGCTACCAACACACCTAGCTTCATTACGGCTTGGAAAAGATTACGCGGGGTATCTCCAGAACTTCAAGCAAAACTGTCTAAAGATATGCCTTTACTTGAAGCTTTCGTCACAAGAAAGACAGATGAGTTAGGATTAGGCGGTGCAGCTCCCGTGTCTGGCGAACTACGCACTGCGCAACGCCGAGCGTCAGATGCAGTAAATAAACTTGCAGGCACGTCTTATGAAAACCGTGTAAGTAGTATTATTGACACAATGACCGCGGAAGGCGCATCTCAAGCTGATATACTAGCAAGGTTAAGACAAGAAGCCAGTTCCGCACGAGGGCGCATGTCCACTCCTAGAACACGGCAGTTAGCAAACGCTTTAGATCAAACTGCGGACTTGATGGTATTACAAGGAAAGCAGGCCACGGACGACGGGGCAGGCGCAGTAACAGAACCTTTGACTACAAAAGAACTTACTGAACTACGCGGGATTGCTTTAAATTATGCACGTCAGTTTGCTTCCGGAGAAAACCCTGACTACAATTCAGCCCGCATTGCAAATGAAATGGCAAGTGCTATGCTCGACGATCTTGGCGGTGCTTCATTAGGATCATCAGCCGCAGAGAACTACCGGTTCCAGTATGACACGGCTAGAGCCTATTCTCGTTCTTTAAATAACACGTTTACCCGTGCTTTTGCGGGCGAAGCTACAAAGACAAAAGGCTCGGGAGCCGCGAGCATGGGACCAGAGCTATTGGCTCGTCGCATATTGCAAGGCGGTAACGACCCAACATACCTACGTTTAGAACAAATAAATGACATTGGCATGTTTGCAGTAGAAGAAGGATTGGCAGACGCCGAGACTACTATAGGAACCTTGCGTGGAGTTACGGAGCAAATTCTTCGTAATGCACGATCCGAGGCCTTTGATCCAAACACCGGCACGGTCAATCCAGACGCTTTAGCTAAATGGGTTTCAAAAAATGAAGACGTGTTAAGTCAGTTCCCCTCCTTAAAGTATGATCTTCAAGATGCGGCAACTGCAAATGTACTTTTAAAAGAAACGTCTGTTATAAACAAGAAGAACCAAGCTGAAGAGTTAGCTCAATTAAGTTTCTATGATCTTATGAACCCTGTATCTAGTGATACGGGTAGAAGAATTTATGGCACAGAAAGCCCAACCACCGCTATCGCACGAGCTATAAATACAAAGGCTCCGGTTAAAGGGCTAGATAGACTTTTAGATGTAGTCAAAGGCGCTCCCGAAGATATGCAAGAGCAAGCTATGACAGGTTTAAAATCTTCTATTTTAGAATGGGCTTCAACAAAAGCAGGCGGTAGCCACTCTGGAACATTTAGCCCTAGTTCTTTGTATGATGATATGTTCGGTCCTATGAAAGGATCGAAAGGCCGTGTATCTTTAGTAGATTGGATGCAAAAAAATAAGGTCATGAACGAGGCCGAACTTGCTAACCTCAAAATTTATTTATCTGAAATGGTACGGTTTGAAGCTTCTGAAAAAGCAGGAAATATAGGAGAGCTAGTAGATCGTGCGGGACCGATATTAGATTTCTACTTAGGAATTACAGGGTCTGCTTTAGGTACTCGCGCTCAACGAATTTTTACTGGAGGTCAAAGTGGACCCGGCGCTCTTATTGCGGCAGGACAAGGTGCGGAAACAATGCGACGCATATTCAATGACATTCCTGCGGCGCTACAAACAGACGTTATGTCAGAACTTATGTCCAATCCAAAACTGTTGGCGGCCATGATGCGCAAACCCCGTAATGACAAAGAACGGATCAGGCTGGCTTCTCGCGTAGGAGATATGTTGAAAGACCTTGGCTTCTCTCCATTGAGAAGAGAATTACCTGCCGTTCCTCGTGAGATTGACGACGAGATAGAAAAAGAAACAATAGTTGTACCACCCTCAAACCAACAAGGGTCTTTGAATACTGTAGTAGAGGAAACTCCCACCCGTACTGCTACGGTTACGGCACCTAGTTTTGTCCCACAGAACGTTTCGCCTGTTAATCAGGCACCCGTACAACCTTCTGGCCCAGTGGATAGAACTAGGTACGCCGCACTGTTTCCAAACGATTCAGCAACACAATTAATTAAAAGCGGCATTGGTAGTTTAGGAGCATAAAACATGGCAGATATACGATACGAAAATGGTGAAATCGTTCAAACTTATGCCAGAGGCGGACCCATAGCTTCCCCTTATGCAAGTTCCTTAA